CGTATTGCTATCGTGACCTATCGCGCGCACTCGAAGCGGCCGCGGTATGGGATGGCACTGGCGATCCGCTGGACGGTTGGCACCGGAACCCGCACACGGGCCGGCGGCGTGAGGATGGGGATCCTAGCAAGGAATATTGGCGCGAATGACCGATCAAGACACCGAAACATTTCCGGACGCGATCTGCCAAAAAGAAACGGCCGCGGCGTTGTTAGTCGTGATCCGCATGTCCGGTGGACGCCAGCGGCAAGTGTGGATCCCCAAGTCCGTGATCGCGGATGAATCCGAGGTATTCGACTCACGCGATCACGCTGGCGGCACGCTGATCTTGCTTTCGTGGTTTTGCGAAAAGGAAGGTCTAAGCTAGATGTCCGCGAGCATGCCCGGTGCCCCGGTGTCAGGTGTGCGGCCGATCGTGATCCAAAACGAGGGCCAGCGGTTGCTGCTCGAAGTCCCCGGCACCCTCACCGAACAAGCGGCCGCGCTGGGCATGCGCAACGCGGATGTGATCTTGCAATGGCGCAAGGGCATCAAAACCCCTGGACCGAACACGGCCACAAAGATCAACACCGTATTCGGGATCCCGCCGCGCGCGTGGCGTGAGGCACCTCAGATCACCGCGATGGACGCATCACCCGGGCCCACCCCGGCCGCGGCCGCACTCCCCGCCGGGATGGTTACCCGCGGGGCATCCGTTGGCGTCCCGGAACCGCTGGCGCATTGCATCGAACTACTCGGGGCCATCCGCGCCGAGCGGGGCCGGCCGGACTTGCGACCGCGCGATCGCGTCCAGCTAGCCAATGTGGAATCGAGGATCCTTGCACTGCGCGCCAAGCTTGAATCTGACTCGGAACTCAGTGAAGCGCGGTTCGTGCGTGAACACCCCGCATGGAAGCGCGCGCGGGCCTTACTGCTAGACGCACTCAAGGAACACCCACTTGCTGCTAAGTCCGTGTTGCATGCGTTAGAGCGCGCTGGTATCTAACACTAGCTCATACGTAGTGACGAGGCCTAAGCCCCGACGTGGACCACCCCCACGTCGGGGCTTTTGTCGTTTGACGTTGCTCGCATCGCACGCATGCGGTTACATGCATCGATGTGACGGCCTCACTCGCATCGGAGTTACGCAAGCGCGTCACCCAACGGTTGCCGGACCGTCCGACGTTTGCGGACGATTTGGCGCGGTTGCTCACGCTCGCGAAGATCGATGACGATCGGCTGATCTTCCCCGATCCGCTGTACCGGGACGATCCCGCGGGTTTCTTCCGCAACGTACTCGGGGTGCAACCATGGGAGCGCCAGATCGAGATCCTAGAGGCCGTGCGCGATCACCCGCGCGTTGCCATCGCCAGTGGCCACAAGATCGGCAAATCCGCATGCGCGGCCGGGATCGCGCTTTGGTATTTCGCCAGCTGGCCGGACGCGCGCGTGGTGATGTCCAGCACCACGGCCCGGCAAGTGGATCAGATCCTATGGCGTGAGATCCGGATGATGCGCGCGCGGTCCGGCCGGTGCTTGGACTGCAAGGCCGCGGATCCGGATGGCCTAGTGATCCCGGTGCCGTGCCCGCACTCGGCCATCCTGGACGGTGACCAAGGCGAACTCGCACGCACCGGCCTCAAGTCGCGCACGGACTTCCGTGAAATCGTCGGGTTCACCGCGCGGGAAGCGGAAGCCGTGGCCGGGATCAGCGGCCGCAATCTGCTGTACATCATCGATGAAGCTAGCGGCGTACCGGATGTGATCTTCACCGCGATCGAAGGCAACCGGGCCGGCGGGGCTAAGATCGTTTTATTCGGAAACCCGACGCGCAATGAAGGTGAATTCTTCGATGCGTTCTATGGGAAGTCCAAGCTGTACCACACATTACGTGTGTCCAGTGAGGAAACGCCTAACGTAGTCAACCGTGACGTGCGCGTGCCCGGCCTTGCTACGTGGGAATGGATCGCAGAAAAGCGTGAGGAATGGGGCATTGATTCGCCTATGTATGCAGTACGCATCAAAGGCGAGCATGCACTAGCAGAGGAAGGGAAGATCTTTAGCCTGCACATGATCGAGCTGGCCGAACAACGCCACGCGGAAACCCCCGAGGCCGGCCGCTTGTTTCTAGGCGTGGATCCCGCGGGTGAAAGCGGCACCGGGGATGAAGCTGCATTCGTCGCACGCCGCGGCATTCGACAAGTGGCGATGCAAACCCGACTCGGCCTAACACCTATCGAACACCTGCACCACGCGATCACCATGCTGGCCGCACTGCGCGTGCCGCGCGAAACACCGGTGATCGTGGTGGACCGTGAGGGCCAGATCGGGCACGACGTGTACTTGGCGATGCGTGACTATCAGAACGCGCACCCCGAGGCCTTCGAGCTGGTAGCTGTGCGCGCGGCCGACAAGGCCCACCGCCAGCCGCACATTTACGATCGCATGCGCGATGAACTCGCGGCCAACTTGGAGGCATGGTTTAGGGACGGTGGGGCCATCCTAGAAGACACTCGACTAGAACGGGACTTGCACGCACTGCAATGGAAGTACGCGGCCAACGGCAAACTAAAGCTGATCAGTAAGGACATATTGCGTAAGATGCTGGGCAACAGATCGCCCGATAGATATGACGCGCTAGCGCTGGCCGCATGGGAGCCGCTATCGCTGCGCGACGATGCTGAGGCCACGGCACTAGGGGCCGCCGCCGCACAGATGGCCATGGCCTCAGAGTCCGCGGGGCATCCGCCGGACGCGGCCCGTGTATTTGATCCGTATGCTGCAAGGGATGTATGGCGCAAATAACCTATGCACGGCGATCATTGTTAGCCCTGATCCAACGCACGCACGCACGTGACGTGGCCGCGCGGTGTCGAGTGCACCCGGCACAGGTCACCCGCTGGATCGAGGGCACCGCGGAACCTAGCGCGCGCGCACGGGCCGCCTTATGGGTGAACTATGGGATCAGTCCGCACGCGTGGTGTGCCCGCTGGGCACCACACTGTTAGTTGCGTGTAGCGCGCGCACGCCCCGCGCACATTCCTGTGCGTGTCGTTCCTATCCAACGTCACCGGGATCTTGCTCGGTCGTAGCGCGTACCAGCCGCCGGTAAACGCGAACGCTACGATTTCCGAGGCCGATCAAGCCGACATGCGCCGCGCGCTTGGCGGTCAGATGCAACTGCCATCGCAGACGATCACGCGATGGTATCTCGACATGTTGGAAATGGCCGAGTGGTCCGCGGACGCGGGCAACTTGCGCATGGCCGGCAAGCTGATGGCCGCGGCCCGTCGGGACGGCGTGGTGTCCGGTGTTTTGTCCACGCGCACTAGCGGGCTAGTCAGACTGCCGCGGCGGTTCCGCGGTGACACGGACGTGGTGGAAGCGCTGTCCGTCGGGTACTCGTCCGTGCGCAGCGTGTTTGACGAAATGTTCCCACCGGCGGAACTCGCGCTGATCGCCGCGGACGGTGAACTGTTAGGCGTTGGGATCGGTGAGCTTGTGCCCGTGGCCGGCCGCGACTACCCGGTACTAACACGACTCGATCCGCAATACCTGCAATACGTATGGAATGAAAACCAGTGGTATTACCTCAGCGCGATCGGCCGTCTAGCGATCGTGCCGGGTGATGGCCGCTGGATACTCCACACCCCCGGCGGCCGCTATGCGCCTTGGCAGAACGGCCTTTGGCGTAGCATCGGCCGCGCGTACATCCGCAAGGATCACGCGCTGCAAGCCAAGGACAATTGGGAGCAGAAACTAGCAAACCCCGCACGCGTTGCGTACGCCCCGGCGGGAAGCACCGAGGCGCAAAAGGATTCTTTTTTCAAGATGATCCTAGCGTGGGGGTACAACTCGGTATTCGGGTTGCCGCTCGGCTACGAAGTCAAACTCTTAGAGTCGAACGGCCGCGGCTACGAGTGTTTTGTACAGACGATCGCGGACACGAACACCGAGATCATCATTTCGATCGCGGGCCAAACGATCACCACATCGGGCGGCACTGGGTTCAGCAACCAGGATATACACCGCGCGATCCGCGCGGACTTGATCAAGTCCACGGCCGATGGACTGGCGTACACGATCAACACGCAAGGCATCCCCGCATTTATCGCACTGCGCTACGGGGCCGACGCGGTTCTAACCAAGCCGTGCGTAATGGAGTGGGATGTCACGCCGCCGAAAGATCGCCAAGCGGAAGCGTCCGGCATGGTCACCGTGGCCAACGCGGTCAAGTCCATTACCGAATCGCTGGCGCCCACCGAGACACTGCAACTCAACACGCGCCAGATGCTGGATCAGTTTGCGATCCCGTATCGCATGATCCCGCCCAAGCTCACCGTGGTGGGTGGCACGGGTGCGGGTGCAGATCCCGCGGCCACGGGCAAGCCGGCACAAGACACCGCGCTGAATGGCGCGCAGGTGGCGTCCTTGCTCGAAGTGGTGCAAGCGTGCGGCGCTGGCCTAATCCCGCGTGACGCGGCCCTCGGGATCATCAAGCGCGCGTTCCTGGTGAACGATGCGGAAGCGGCCGAGCTGCTAGGCAGCATCGGGACGCCAGCGTTTACCCCGGCCAGCGCCACCACGTCGGCCGCACCCGGCCCGGCCGCCCCACCGGCCCCCGCCGCGGCCCCGGCCGTGCAGGAGGCCGCTTGACCGCCCCGCCCCGCATGCGCGCGCGGTATGAGGGCCGCGGCCTACTCGCGATCGATCCGGTCGCGTTTAGCTCGGATTATGAAACCCTAGCGGCGGCCATCACCGGGGCATCGGCGCCGGCGGTGTTTGAAACCGTCGGCCGCGTGGCCGTGGTGGACGTGTGCGGGCCACTCGAAACGGAACCCAACTGGCGTTGGGATTCATACCCGGCGGTGCTGGCGCGCGTCGAAGCGGCGTGTGAGTGCCCGGCCATCACCGCGATCGTGTTGCGCGTGGCGAGTCCCGGCGGTGAGGTGGCCGGGTGTTTCGAGGCCGCGCGCGCGATCCGCATCGCAACCGACGCGGCCGGCAAACTACTGATCGCATACGTCACGGATCGCGCATGCAGCGCGGCCTACGCGCTGGCGTGCGTCGCAACTAACATATGCCTATCGGACTCGGGGATCGTCGGATCGATCGGAGTCCTAAGCACACGTGAGGATTGCAGCGAACGCCTAGCCGCCAGTGGCGTACGCATCGCACTCACCGCGTCCGGCACTAGCAAGGCCGACGGCCACCCGGCGCAGCCGATCACCGATGGTGAACTCGCGCGCACGCAAGCTCTAGTCGATTCGATGGCCGCGGTGTTTTTCGATCTAGTGCGCCAGCACCGCGGCGTGGATGCGCAGCCGTTACAGGCTGGCGTGTACCACGGCACCACGGCCGTGGCGGTAGGACTCGCGGACCGCGTGGTGTCTTACACCGCGCTGTTAGCTGAACTCAATAACAAGGACACAACTGCTATGGCCGGGGAAGATAAAGAAACACCCACGGAAGCCGCGCGCAAGATGTTGCAAGCGATCGCGGACGGTGAGGACAAGGACGCGGCCGCCGTTGCGAAACGTGCGCTAGCCGCGATGGATGAAAAGCCAAAGCCTAAGGACAAGGATGAAGAATCCGATCCCGGGGCAGAGGGTGACGATTCCGAAACCGCGGAGCATGAGGAACCGGACGGTGATGAAGCCGCGGAGTCCGATGAAGCCAAGCCGGCCGCGCGCGCAGCGGCACGTGGCCGCGGTGCACGCGTCACCGCACGCGGGGATGGCAACGCGTATTCGATGGCCGCCAAGGCGCACAAAGAAGTGCACGCGCTACGCGCAGAGATCCGCGCGCGCGATGAACGTGAGGAACGCAACCGCTTGCTCGCCACGCGTCCGGATTTCAGCGCGGACTATCGCGCGGTGTTGACCAAGCTACCGCTCACGGAAGTCCGTGAGCTGATCCGCACCACGCCGCGCGCGCCAGCAACCGATGCGAGCGCATCCGCCGCGCTGGCCGCCACGCGCGCGCACGCGACGCAAGGTGACACCACGGACACCGATAGCCCCGTGGGGCACTTGCCGCCGGCCGAACGCGCGGCCCTAAACGCGCGCATGGGCCTCACCGCGATGGCCCCGGGAGTCCGCGTCACACCGTACAAACTAACACTAGGCGAGTCCATGCCCGTGACGGCCCCGCCGGCAAAGCAAGGGGGATCTGCCAATGGCTGAGCGCATGGTTACCAAGGCGTATTGGGGGTACCACCTATACACTTTGAAGTCCGGTGTCCTTGCTGAAAAGGGCAAGATGGCCGCGATCGACACGGCCGACGGTAGCGTCACAAAAGGCGCAACCAGCACCACACTGATCCCGCTGGGCATCTTTGCTGAAACCCTAACAGGTAACGGCACGCTGCAAATACAAGTCGAGTTGTTCGAGGAAATCGTTGGCCGGTGGTGGAACAACGACACCGGGGCCGCGGTGACCGCGGCCATGCTCGGCCAGGCTTGTTACATCAAGGACGATCAGACTGTCACGTCGCTATCCACTGGCGCCAGCAAGGCCGGCACCGTGATGGCCGTGGACGCAATCAAAGGCGTTTTGGTCCACAGCATTTACCCGTTCGCATAAGGATCAGGTCTAACACATGCCCGCAATCACTCCATCGTTCATGTGGGATCTCGAATCCAACATGCGGACGATCACGTCACGCGAATACGATCGCTTGCTATCTAATCTGTGGTGGCGGCGAATCGCCAAGGAAATGCCGTCCAGCGCCAAGCGCGAGCGCGTTTCCTGGCTGCTCGACACCGCGCGCATTCAGCGTACCGGCAAAGGCGGCAACATCGAATTCGAGGATATCGTTGCGTTGACGCATGAGGCCGAAAACCTGAATGCGGCCGCCGGCCTCGAAATCAAAAAAGAGGCATTTGAGGATGTAGACGGCAACGGCATCGACTACAGCTCCCAATGGTCCCGCGAGATGGGGGCCTATGCCGCGTACTGGCCGCAAAAGATGGTGGCGCAAGCCATCCTTGCAAACCCGGTCACGTACGATCTGAAGACGTTTTTCGCGAACAACCACCCGACTAATCCGTTCAACACGGGTGCCGGCACGTACACAAACGTGTTCACGGCCGGATCCGGGCCGGGGCCGTTGCCGATCGATGGATCGGTTACGCTGGACGTAGCCGTGGCCAACGTTGCAAAGGCCATCGCATACACCGCGTCACTCAAGATGCCGAACGGGGAAGATCCGCGCATGTTGCGCGTGGCTTACTTGTTCGTGCCGCCGGCACTCACCGCGCGCGCGCAACAGATCACGAACGCAAAATTCATCGCGCAAGCGGCCACGGGTGGCGCTGGCAGCGGTGACGTGGAAGCGGTGATCCGCAACTTCGGACTCGGTCAACCGATCGAGATCCCGGAAGTAGGTGCCGGATTCGTAAACGGATCTGACACCACCTGGTACATCGGTATGGAAGACATCCTTACCAATGAACTAGGGGCCTTCAACTATATCAACCGCGAAGCATTCTCAGTGCTTTTCTACGGCCCCCAAACGGACGCACAACTAGCGCGCATCCGCCGGTACCAGTGGACCACGGAAGGCCGCAACGTGATCATGCCCGGCCACCCGTATCTGCTTTTCAAGTGCATGGCCGCCTAACACTCGGGGGGTGAGCCGTGGGGACTGTGCCGTATCTAGACCTTGATGCGTTCAAACTGATCAGCCTAGTGCCCGCGGATTTCATCGACGAAATCGAGCAACGCACCCCGGGGTGGATCGATCAGCGGCTGATCGTCCACTCCGCATACCTCGATTCACGCCTAGCAAAACGCTATGACGCACCGTTCCAGGAACCGTACCCGATAGCCGTCACCGAGTGGCTGTCAAAACTCGCGGCGGTGGATTGTTGGTTACGCCGCGGCGTGTCGGCCACGGACGAGCAATTCGTCGAGTTCAAAGCACAGCAAACCACGGCCCTTGCAGAAATCAAAGAAGCGGCCGATTCCGAAACCGGACTTTTCGATCTACCGCTGCGCGCCAACACCGATGCAAGCGGTGTGACGCGCGGGTTTCCTCGGGGCTACTCCGAACAATCCCCATACGTGTGGACCACGATCCAAGGCCGCGCCGGACGATCGGAAGATCAGAACACCTAAGCCGTGGCAGCTCTAACACTCAACACGATCATTGATCGGATCGAGGATCTCCCCGATGCATTGCTGCGCGCCAACATCGGCAAGCTGGCGGAAGTGGTGCGTGTTGAGTTGCATCGCACGCTAGCGGCCAGCGAAACCCCCGAGGGCAAGCCATGGCCGCCGCGTAAGCGCGGCACCCGTCCGGTGTTAGTTCACGCGCGCGACGCGCTGATCGTGCGCGGGATCGGCAATCAGATCTTCGTTCAGGTGTACGGCCACTATGCGCGGCATCATCGCGGATGGGTCAAAGGCGGCACGCAACGCCAAATGATCCCACTCAAGAATGAGCGGCTCCCCGCCGCGATGCTGGACGCCATGCGGCGCGTGATCGCGTCCACGGTCGACACCGTGATGGGTGGTGCCGCGTGACTACTCAACTTGGGCTCCCATGGATCTACGAACAAGTCACCGCGCACCTGCTGGCCGACGGCACGCCCGTGGTAAGCGCGTTCGGCTGGCGCATTCCCGCGCAACAGGTTTACGGCAACCGCATTGCATGGGTGCCCGGGGATCCCCATGGGGCCATTGGTACTATGGCGCCACCCCGAAATCCCGGCGGCGATCCGCGGTCGCTGGGCACGCTGTTAGAACTCTTTACGGTGACGATCAACGGGCAAGATCCCGCCGATCCGGAAAACGAGATCAAACAGTACAGTATTACGCGGTACCTGCGTGATGCGTGGTACCGCGCGCTTTACCACGTAGCGCACGGCATATTCACCGTGCGCTATGAGGAATGGATCACCACGCGCACGGAACGCCGCCACGGCACCGCGCTGCGCATAGTGACCGAGCTGCAAACGGCCATCCTTGATGTGCCGTACCCGGAAACCGGCACCGGGTACGCACCGCCGGACACCGGGGCCGTGATCGATGTGACCGAGCTGGACGTGACCGAACAAGTGATCGTGGCACCCACGGATACACCCTAAAAGGATCTAACACTATGACGTTACCGCAAGTAACCATCACCGAGCTTGATGGTGCACTAGGCGTGTTACCTCCGTCCGCGGGGCGGTTGATCGCGTTCACAGGGCCATGCGAGAAAGGCCCGATCGCGACACCGGCCACGTTTGCGCGGGTGACCGATCTAACTAACAACTTTGGCCAAGGCCCAACAATCGAGGCCGCGGCGTACTACATCACGACCACGGGCAATCCAGCGGTGATTTCGCGCGCGGCCACCATCACGGATGGTTCTGTCGGCGAAATCACCACCACGAATGCGAGCGGCACACCGGGCACGGCCGTGGTGACCGTGGACCTGGTGGCTAACAAGCCACTCGACGCATACGAGTACGCGCTCTATATCCTATCGGACGGCACCGTAGGCACGGCCGGGATCACGTATCAGATCTCGTATGACGGGGGGTATACCCGATCACCCGTGGCGCAACTCGGCACGCTCACCGAGATTGTCACTCCCACCGGTGTGACGTTTGCGATCGCGGCCGGCACGATGAAGGCCGGGGATGTGCACCGCGCCACGGCCACGGCACCGGCGGCGGACGCCACGACACTCGGCCCCGCGATCGACGCGCTAGGCACGACTGCGATCCAATGGGAACAACTAGCGGTGATCGGGGACATCCTGGGCACCGTGTTCGATCTGGTCGAGTCTAAGATCGTCGGACTCGCGGCGGCCGGCAAATACCGATCGTGGATCGGCGGCACGCGCGTACCTAACAGCGGTGAATCCGAGTCCGCGTATCTAAGCGCGATGGCCGGTGCGTTTAGCGGCAAGTCCACCAAGCACGGTTCCATGTGCGCGGGTGCGTGCCGCCTAACAAGTGGTGTGAGCGGGCGCAAGTACCGCCGGCCCGTGGTGTTCCCAGTGGCCGGGGTGCAAGGCGAAGTCACCGAGGAAATCGACACCGCGGACGTAAACCTCGGGGCACTCACCGGGTGCAGTATCCGCGACGACAACGGCAACACCATCGAACACGATGAAGCCGTTTCACCGGGGCTAGATGATGCCCGGTTCATCACCCTCCGATCGTGGGATGGATACCCGGGGGTGTACATCACGCGGCCGCGGATCATGTCCACGGATGGATCGGATTTCCAGATCATCCCCAACCGCCGCGTGTTGAACCTGGCCGCGCTGGTACTGCGATCGTACTTCATCCGACGACTCAACCGGCCGATCCGGATCAATCCGGCCACTGGCTTTATCTTAGAGGCCGATGCCCTCGAAATCGAGGGTGCAGCCAAACAGGCTATGCGCGATGCGCTGATGGCCAAACCCAAGGCGAGCGGCGTGGACTTCATTCTGTCACGCACCGACAACTTGCTCGCAACCAAAACCCTAACAGGTACCGCGCGGGTGATCCCGCTCGCATACCCCGAGTTCATCAATGTCCAGCTGGGTTTCTTCAATCCGGCGCTATTCACCACGGCCGTGGCCGCGTGATCGGAGATCTAAGTCATGCCTGATCCTATTCGCGTAAACGGCGTACAACTTAGTTGGGGCAGCATCCGCCTAACTGTTGCGGGTGACACATTCACCGGGTTTACAGGTATTAGCTTTGCGGATAAGCGTGAGCGTGTGAAAGCGTACGGCATGGGCCGCCACCACGCCCCGCGCGGCCGTTCATCCGGCAAGTACAGCACCGAGTCCGTCAAGCTCACCGGGTGGAAATCCTCGGTGACGCTACTGCGCGCCACGCTGGCCGCACTGTCACCCGATCAGATCAGCTACGGAAGTGTCGA